AGTATGCCGGGTTAACATAAGTAGCCCCTATCTGAAGAAATTTGGATAGCAAACCTATCTAATTGCGGGAAAGCCCTTAGAGCTTGATTTTACTTAAAAGTGTGGTACACTTGTATTTTAAGTATCAAGATTGGGTGATCCGCAGCGAAGACCCGATCTTCTCTAACCAAGGAGGTCACAAATGTTTTATGTAGTCCCGAATTATGAATTTGCACAAGTAAGTGAGGACGGCCAGCTTAGGAGCACTTTGACAGGCTCATTATGTACACCCTACACGGATAGGGATGGCTACTTGCGTTGCAATGTGTGGAATGGAGAGAAGTTGCGTGGTATTTATGTTCACCGGGCTGTTGCATTGGTTTTTGTAGAGAACCCTTATGCAAAACCTATTGTGAACCATAAAGACTCTAATCGGCAGAATAACGAAATTAGTAACCTTGAGTGGGTTACACCGAAAGAGAATTCTGAGCATGGAGTTCTCGCAGGAAATTTCCCTGTTGGAGAAGACGCTTTTCACTCGAAGTACACACAGGAGCAGATTCATTTAGTTTGTAAATTACTGACCGACAACAAGAGTTCGATGTGGATTTCGGAGCAAACTGGCGTAGAGATAGGTACAGTCTACTCAGTAAAAGTTCGGCGGACTTGGTTAGAGATTTCAAAGGACTACACTTTCCCAGATATTAAAGCAAAGATTACTGATGAGATAGCAGAGAAAATTCTCTACCTTATCAGAAAAGATTTTAGCGTTTCTGAGGTCGTCAAATTAATTGACCATCCTCGTGTCAATAGGAACACTGTATCAAATATCAAGAATGGGAAAACTTTCAAACATTTAAGGGTAACGTTCAACGATCAGCCGTAAGGCGTACACCCAAGTGGGTGGAAATGGTAGGCACCTAAACAAGTGATGTTGTAGGTGGTGATATGATCTGGTCTGCATGGAAACATGCAGCAGCTTGAATAAAGCGGGGGAGGATTAACGACCCTCCCTGAACATAAACGACTATGAGTGTGTTTGCTGATGCTTATCAGGAACTCACAGGTGGTGGCTTACAAGGACAAGAAGGTATTGCTACGTTAATTGAAGCTGTGTCTTCAGGTAGTGTAGCTTCATCTGAAATCCTTCCTATTGTTGCAAGGTTGATGAGAGCAAGGGCTGCACCCAAGCTTGATATTGCAATGAGAACTTCCCAAGCAGAACAACAAAGATTTAAGAACGCAAGAGATGATGCTGTAATGATCGCTTCTACGTCTGGTGTTGAGTCTGCATTCCTGAAGATGTTCCGTGGAATGAGGATTGCTTTGGAAGAATCCGAGGGAGGTGTCAAGACGCTAGCCAGAACATTAGATGTTGCTGCTAACAACTTTGAAAAGCTTATCCTTCTACCTCAATCATTTATTAGGGCTTTGGACGGCAGAGACAGTCTGGTTGCTGATTGGTTAGGAATCAATGAGACAGAGCAGCTGAGAGAAGATTGGGCAACCATTAAAAATCTAATCTCCGATATTATGGGTGTGGAGACTCCGAGCTGGCTACCCACTCTCGAAGCTACTACTAAAGAAATTGCAGCAATGTTGAGAGTCGCTGCGTCTTTCCAGCAGTTTAAAGAGAAATCCTCTATAGGGGCCAAGCAGGTGATTGAGGATACATACTATTCCTCGGACTTGTCCACACCTTCTGCTAGAACTTGGGCAAACATCAAAGCCATCACCGCTGGTAATTTACACACGATGGGTAACGTATTCTCCTTCAGCTCCCGTGGATCAGCTGAGTATTTGGCAAACAGAGAAGGCGATGTCGGCAGAGTATTCCCAGACGAAGATTCTTATTGGAAATACCGCCGAGAGGGTGGAATGGAACTTGCCAACAGGATGTTCGATAACGGTTTAGGGCTTTCCCCAACCACCACCGGAACTTACATCGCAGAGTCTAAGAACGAAAATAAGATAGATGTCAACATCACAGTTGAAGCATCGAATGCGGAAGATGTTAGAGAGTATTTTAAAAATGAGTTCACTCCTGCTATTAATGAGGAGCTGACTAAAATATTCTCACGCACAATGATGCAAACCCCCCTCACAGAGTAATTGAATAGGACTACTTATGACATTAGCTATAAAATGGGGGGATGGGATAACAGGTGTTAGTGGTGGCTTCATTTATTTTGATGCCATCACATCCCTCAACGAGAGTCACACTGGCACCGTGACCAGCCACCCCATCAGTACAGGTTCTAAGCTATCAGATCACTTCGTTAGAGACAACTCTAAACTAAGCTTATCTGGTGTTATATCCGCTGTAGATATTTCCAATGTAAACTTGTCACAAATGGAGGGGGAGAAGCCATACAACCAAGACGGAACTCCCCCTTTTGAAGTGTCTGTAACATCTACAGATCAGAGTCTTTTACAAAGATTCATCCCAGACGTATTTGGTCAATTCCTTCCTGACCGAGAGCCGGATATCCTTATGGATATTAATGAAGCTGTCTCAGGTGATGAGGCTCTGTGGGACAGTAATATCAAGTTCTTCTTGTCTAGGTTGTTTGAAGACAGTGTTTTGGAATACTCACCTCAAACAGCAAACCTTGAAAGTCAAGTGGTTGTCAATGCTGTAGAGATTTGGGAGATATCCGAGAGTGGTGCAGTCAATCCGTTGTTCCCCTCTCCCGGACGCATCCTACTCGCTACAGGCGTAACCTTCAAGGAGGATATGAGTACGGGGGGTGGGCTGCATTGTGACATGACTTTTGAAGAAGTCACTGTCTCATCGTTAATACGCCAGCCGCTCGATAAAAAGGTAAGCGAATCGCTCTCTAAAGCTTCAGCTAAAGAGAAGAAGCTTGGTAAGAAAGATAGTACTCCTGTAGGGGAGGATTCCCTCCCAGATAGAGACAGGGATGGTTTAAGGACACCCTATGGAGAGTCGCTGGAGCAGTATGAGAATCAATTCAGACTTGGACAGCCTCTAGGCGTGGGGACAATATGACCATCAAAGGGGTTCAGTTGACATTGGAAGACCTTGCCCATTATAGCTACTCAGTTTCTTTGGAGGGGAGTAGCTACATTATCGAGATTATCTATAACGATAGGGTTGAAGGATACTTCCTAAGTTTGTACACAGCCGATAAAGTTAGTCTAGTTTCCGGTGTTCGCCTAATTCCACAATACCCCATTATGCTTGATTATAGCATACTGGGGTTGACGGGATTCTTTTGGCTAGAGCCGAAGTCCCTAAGAGATGTGCAAGCCTACAAGGAGTACCCAGATAGATTGAAGCAGTATTATAGGTTTACATATACGTATTCTGACTAGGAGATATAATGAGCACCCAATTCCAGAGAGTTTATGAACTCATCGTAGGAGACACAGCCTCTGGTGAAGGGCTTCGCCTCAATGATCTTCAACTAACTTTTGATATTAGCAAGAGCAGCAGCAATAAAGATAAAACAAACTCTGCCAGCATTGAAGTGTACAATCTGTCAGATGAAGACTTGAGAATTATTGACGTAGATTACCCATACGCAAGCTTTAGTGCAGGGTATCGTAACATTGGCGCTAAGAATTTGTTCTCGGGGCAGGTGACAGATGTTTCTACAAGGAAGTCTGGTCCTGACAGGATTACACAAATTCTTATGGGCGCTGCTTACACAGAAATCAACCACCAGATGCTCTCAAGCATAACCCCTCCGGGGCGCACTGTAAAGGATGTTGCTGAAGATATCCGTAAAGCTATCCCTAACGTCTCTCGCGGGGTTTATAACGGCACCAATCTAAACAATCCAATCCTATATGGGTATCCCCTTCAAGGTACGCCTAAAGATATGCTTAATGAGCTGTCTAACAAGTATGCGATTGATTGGCAGATTGATGAAGATGTTCTGTATATCCATGACAGTGATAGAGGCAACACAGAGCGATTTGAAGACGTATATATTATCAGTCCAGAGAGCGGATTGATTGATAATGCGTATAGGGTGCAGGGAGATGTTCGTAGGTCGGCAAAGGATAAGGTCAAGGCACAAAGTGTTCAATGGAAGACTCTGTTGAATGGGGATATTGTTGCCGGTGATATCGTGAAGCTTGAGGATACTTTAATTCAAGGATATTACAAAGTGACAGACCTACGACACTATGGGGATTTCAGAGGTTCGAGCTGGTACACGGAAGCAAAGGCAACGGCCATTGATAAGGTGTCTGTAACATGAGTAAAAGAACAGAGAGTCTTCAGGAGGTGTTGTCCTCTAGCTTCCAGAATCAAATGACTGGCGTACACACTGCAATCCCCTGTATTGTTGTTGCTATCAGGGATGGGTTGAATGGTGCGATGGTGGATATTCAGCCCACAATCAATCAGCGGTTTAGAGATAATGAAGTAAAACCCAGACCTGTCATTCTAGGTGTACCTGTATCCTTTCCTGTTTCAGCTACTGCCGGTCTTAGTTTTCCTATCTCGGTTGGGACTACAGGTGTTGCTATCTTCTCAATGAGAAACTTAGATGCTTGGAAGAACAGTAATGGACTCCCTTCAACACCCCTCAACTTCGCCAAGTTTGACAAAGGCGATGCAATCTTCATTCCGGGGATTCAACCTCCCAGTGTGAATGTAAATAATCCCGATAAGAGATTGTGGCAGCACTCAACACAAGACACCGTATTGGTTAACAATATAGGAAGTTCTGAGGAAGTTGAGATACGCCTTAAATCCTCTGGTGAAGTTATTGTAAATACAAATCAAGATGTACGTGTCAATTGCAACAACGCATCAGTGACAGCAATCGGCGATATCTCACTAACTAGCGATACGCTGTCAATAACAGCATCTACAGCGGTTGTTGACATTGGGCAAACTACTTGGGTTGGTGATATCACAATGAATGGTTCTCTCTCTCAATCTGGTAATTACACTGGAACAGGGACAATGACCTTTAATGGTGTTGACTTCTCCAGTCACGTACACGGCACTTCACCCGGCCCATCTAACCCTTGATATAAGAAGGATATATAGTGGACCTACTATTGAATACAAACCCTCTCAGCCCTTCTTACGGGGATTTGACATACAGAAACGGACCACTCTCAAGAGACCTAACCACTCAAGCACGAATAGAGGTAGTTGCACAAAGACTATTGATAAGGCTCTCCACATGGCGAGAAGAGTGGTTCCTAGATCAATCATACGGCGTCCCATATTGGAACATACTTGGCAGCAAAACAAGTAAGTCTGCTGTTGATCTTATCTTCCAACAGCAGATTCTTCTGGAAGAGGGTGTAAGAGAGATTACATCTTTCCAATCAACATTGAGTAATCGAGAATACCGGATGACTTTCCGTGTCCGAGTTAACACTGGTGAAATCACTCCAGATATCACGATCACTCCAATTATTTAGGAGGCTTTATGGCTGGAGTTGAACCAACTGGGTTTGTCACTAAAAGACTCCCTGAAATCCTTGCATCTCTGCGTGCAAGAGCTGTAGAAATATTCCAAGATATTACACCTCCGGGTGAAATAGTAGACACATCAGACTCTTCTACTATCGGTCGCCAGATTGGCCTTATCTCTCCAAGTTTAGCGGATTTGTGGGAAGCTTCTCAACAAGTTTATAGTGCATTTGACCCTAACTCTGCAACGGGGATCGCCCTTGACAACCTTGTAGCGCTTGGTGGAGTTACACGCCTAAGAAATACTTACAGCACAGCCCAAGCAATCTTCACAGGTAGTAACGGAACACTTATTCCGGCAGGGAGTGCAGTAAGTAGCCCAGTGACAGGTGAGAGTTTTAACGTGGTGGCAAGTGTAGCGTTATCCCCCTCTCTTGCTTCTGGGGTAACTATCAGTGTACCAACTGTTGCAGACACCGCTCTGTACACCATCAGTTACTCAAGACTCGCCACTACAAACACAGTTAGTTTTACAAGTGGTGTTGTGGCAACGGCTGCAACTATCCTCACTGGCCTGAAAGCAGAGATTGATTCTAATCACCATCAACTTGTTGCAGCTATTGTTGGAAATACGTTAGAGATTGATCTTGATGATATCTTCCAGCTAACTTCTTTCAGTGTATCTGCAAATCTTGGTGTTACAAAGGTAGATAAGATTGGCGATCTGCAAGCTCAGAACTTCGGACCTGTCGAGCAAGCGCCTAATACAATCACCACAATCACCACACCTGTACTTGGGTGGGACAGTGTAAACAACCCAACAAGTGCGTCTGTGGGTAGGTTTATTGAGACCGATGAACAGCTTCGTCAAAGGTTCCGTCAGACTAAGTTTGAAAGGGCAAGTAACATCCTTGAAGCACTGTACTCTGCACTAATCAACCTTGATGGTGTTGAGGAAGTTGTAATCTACGAGAATGATACGAATGTAACAGACGCCAACGGTGTTCCAGCCCATAGCTTTATGCCTATTATTCTTGGTGGTATTTCTACCAATCTCGGACAAACCATTTGGCAGAATAAACCACTTGGGATTCGCAGTTATGGTAATACGACTGTGAGTATTTTTGACAGTCAAGGTTTCCCGCACGATATCGGCTTTGAACGCCCTAATCCTGTAGATATTTATATCTCTCTGGACATTAGTACCAACTCTGACTTTCCTCAGAGCGGTGAGGGTGCAATTAAAGATGCTCTCGCTGCCTACATGGGGGATAAGTTTGGTATCGGGGACGACATTATCTACAGTCGTTTATACACGCCAGTGAATAGCATTCCGGGGCACCAAGTCAACTCAATGACTATTGGAACAAGTGCATCGCCTGTTGGTGTAGGGAATGTAAGTATACCCTTCAATGGGATATTTTCTTTGAATCCAGCTAATATCGTTATCACTGTGACATAAGGAGGGTCTGTGCAAGTCAATGAATTTGAATTAACAGAGTACCTCACTGTTGCAAGAGACAGGGTGACTGAGGCTTTTAAAGGTCGTGTAGTTTTTGATAAGTATCTACAACTACTTATTCTTGGTCAAGTGGAGATTCAAGAAGCTCTAAAAGAGCTAATGCAACTCCGAAGCATTGACACAGCAGAGGGTGAGCAGCTTAATATAATTGGAAGGATTGTTGGACAACCCAGAGAACTTCTTGAAGCAGACCTGTACGAATACTTTGGTTTACAAGGTGCAACTAATGCACAAAGCTTCGGTGAGTTTGGAAATGTAAGTATCGGGGGTCTGTTCTATAACTACGGAACACCTCTGGGTGGCAACGTCTTGCTGGA